GTCATGGTTTGACTGTAGTGATCAATAGCATATGCAACTCTTTGTATATTCGCGTAGCTTGGTATGAAATATTCGGCAATTTGAATGATTTTAATCGTTTTGTCAGATTGATGACGTATGGGGATGATAATATGGTATCTGTCCACCCTGATGCACAGGAAAAATTCAACCAGGTAACAGTGACTGAAGCGCTTGCAAAGTATGGCATTGTTTATACTGATGCACAGAAGTCTGGCTGTGCTGCTAAACCATTTTGTGCTCCTGATGAAATTTCATTCCTCAAAAGGGGTTTTAAGAAATGGACTTTGCGCGGGAAGGAATATTGGTTCGCTCCACTTGAGGAATCTTCTATTTCAAAGATGTTGATAATTGGCGTCGACTCTGGACGAGTACCACCCAATGATAGGTTATCAAGTGTTTTGATCTCTTCAGTTATGGAAGCATTTCAACATGGACCACTATTTTTTGCTTTCCATTTGAAACACGCGCAGCAATGCGCCGAGGAGTATGGATTGGAGGAGTGGGTGACTTCGAAAGGAGGATTCCCCACATTTGAACAGCTCTTGGACGCCCGCGATGCGAAAATTTCGCGCCGGGCCTCCCTGAAGGGCTGCCATTAATAATAGGAATAGGCCTATCGCACCAGGTCGTTAACCAAAGGGCGCCGGTCGTCGTAGTTACCAGGATTGATCAATTTCACAATAAACATAAGATCGATACGAGGGACGACGGCTTGAGAGACCATGGGCAATCCCCAGAAAACCTTATTTAAGGAGCGCTTGGTCTAGCAGTTTGTTGTGTGCAAATCTGAAATGAGTATAATCAGATTGAAGATACCGTACTCGCGCAAACTTTATATACATTTACAGAGACAGATGTAGGAGATATCACTGGAGCCACATCTTTCAGTGATTCCTCTGCATCAACTACGGATATTGCCCCACTTAAAGAGTGGTTTAGCAGACCCTATCAGTTTGCTGATCTTGAGTGGGATGAAGGAACTAGGATTACTTTTCAACAGTGGTCACCATGGTGGGAATATTTTGGGAAGAAAGACATTTTCCGCAAGTTGGAAGGTTATTCTTTTGCGGTGTGACCTGAAGATTAAAGTGGTTGTGAATGGTTCTCCTTTTCGTTTTGGTGAGGCCATGTTATCATATCGACCACTTTATTCAGTGTCCACTGATACATCAAAATCAATTTTTCCCTTCTTTTCGGGGGGTCAGATTGCGGGAGATGTAACAAGTATTTACCCGACACAAGATTTCACCGCAGTCAACGATGATAAAAGTACTCTTATGGCACGCTCGCAAAGAACAAATATTAAGATTCAACCTCATACTAGTTCTGGTGGGGAGATGACTTTGCCGTTCGTGTATTACAAGGATGCTCTGGATTTAACTAATCCCACTTTGTCTAACAGTCGTATGGAAGCAGTCTTTAAGGAGATGGGTACATTGACCTTGGAGTCTGTTACACATTTACGTTCGACAGCCCCAGCTAATTCAGATGGTGTTGGTATTACTTTGTTTGTTTGGGCAGAAAATGTTGAATTGTGGGGACCTACTAAGATTACTATCCAAGCCTCAAAGCAGTGCGACGAATTTGATGAGGTTATGAAGCCAAGTGGTATTGCATCTACTGTTGCAGATGCAGCAGGCACATTGGCTAAAATTCCTACTATTGCTCCATATGCATTGGCTACTCAAGTTGCTGCAGGGAAGTTGTCTGGACTTATGAAATATTTT